CAGCGGATAAGGGCTGTGACCGTGGCCTCCATGTTGCGCTGGCCCGCGGTGCGGTAGATGCGGGCGACTTCGTCGATCTTGGCGGCGTGGCGGGTGCGGATCTCGTCAGCCTTCTCCTCTAACTTCGCGCCGGTGATCGACTGCTCAATGATCGAGAACGCCTCGGACAGCGAAATGCTTTCTGCTTTGGCGATGGCGTCGGAGATCTGGGCGCCTTTGACGAAGGCGCTTTGCTCCTCAGCCAACAATTCGGTGATGACTGCACTCTCGCCCACCGTCATGCCGCCCAGCACTGGGAGTTCCAAGATGCCGCTGGCGCTGTTGCCGCACTTGCGCTTGCTCGCTGTAGCCGGGGGTGTCAGAAAGGGGAGGACTGTCATGCGCTACTGGGTTACTTACCTATTTTGGCGAGCTTTTGAGTACGCACGAAGATGAAGCGGGTGGCGGTGCTCTGCTGCGCCAACTTCTGCAGGAGCTGTGGGGCGTTGAGGGCCATTAGACGTTCATGCCAAGGGACGCCAGCTGCTGCCGGCAATACTCTGGATTGCCCCAGTCCCACACCAGCAGGTCGCCCCATTTGCTGCCGGTGTTGATGGTGTACCAGTCGATGGCGGTGTGGGCGGTGGTGACGTTTAGGGGCTGGGTTGCGGTGGCCCGCATGGTCTGTAAGTCGGGTTGGTACTGCGTGACGCTCAGGTACACACCGACGAAGGGGTTGTTTTCGTCAGCGGGTGTGTAGAAGGGCGGCGCAACGTCGGCGTAGGTCTCGGTGAACGTGGCGGCGCCCTTCAGCCACTCGAAGACTGCAGGTGTATAGAAGGGGCCGGTGTGGGTCGTGGTTTCGATGTAGCCCAAGCCCAAGTGCTTGGCGAGCGCCTGCTCGTTGGCGCTTTTGTCGTAGTAGGGCGCTTTGGGCATGTTGCTCAGTTCAAACGCAGGGGTCGACAGTGTTGTGTACGTCGTGGTGTTCTCGGCGCCCCAAGTGAAGTCGATGGTGTTGACGATGGTGGTATTTGTGGTGCCGGTGGCATTGGCGAAGTCGAGTTCGTCAACTAGATCGGCGCAGGCGGCGCGGAGTTCGTCGCTGGCTTCCATCTCCTGTGTGCTGGCGCCGTCGACCAGAACGCAGAGCACTTCATTGACGACGGTGTTGTCGTCGTAGAGCGTGTAGCTGGTGTAGGCACCGTCGATGCTGACGTTGGTGTTGCGCTGGAAGCCGTTGTCGCTAATGATCGACTCGCTGAAGGTGGAGCCGTAGAGCACCCGCGCTAAAACACGTTCGGCGATGCTGCGCACAATCAACACATACAACGCTTTATCGCCGCCGGCGGGGAGCACAAACTCCGCTGTAATCGTTGACAGAGAGCCGTCTAGGTCGACGAAGGCTCGGGCGCTGGGGTACAGATCGTTGTAAGTGTAGTAGGTGTAGCTGTTGGTGCCGGGGGCTAGGTCGCCGAGGTAGTGGATGTAGGAGCTGCCGTTGTACGTCGTTGTCTCGGAGTCGTAGAGAGGGAAGCCGACGAAGCCGTTGTACTGGCGAGACCACTTACCGCTGATGTTGTAGTAGATCGCCGGGTTGAAGCTGGTGACCTCTAGGTACGGCAAAACGTCGTAGATCTGGCCGGGCACACGCACGTTCGGCGAATAAAGCGGCATCGTGCCGGTGGGCTTAGCAGGTGCGTTGCCGAACCAGTTAGGAAAGGGAAGCGATAGCTCGGTGCCGACTGCAGCGGCTTGGCTCACTGCTGTCGCAAAGTCCGTGGAAAGCCGGGCGCCCAACGCGCCCTCAATCCCCCACGGGTACACAAACACCTTGGTGCGGTTGGCATTCCAGCGAATGCCGACGCGGGCGAGTTGTACCAGGGTCCCCTCAGCTGGGGCCAGACCATCGGGCAGTAGTTCGACGCCGTTGGGCAGCACAATGCCGCTGCCGTCCCGGCGTCCAATCGGATCGCGCAGGCCACCGCGCTTCAGATAGCTAGCGCTATCGCTGCGCTTCTTGGCCTCCGCGACCGCCTTCGCGACGGCGTCCTTCTGGGCGGCTTTTTCGTCGGCGCTCAGGTTGGTGGCGGTGCCATTCTCATAGGCAAAGCGGTTGGCCTCGCTCTGCGCTTTTAGCTTCTGGGTGAGCTTGCTCTTGTCAACCCTGACGTTGACGGTGGTGCTCATCAGATGTTGTCGATCAGGAGCTGGATCTTGTAGGTCTGGGTCTGGCCCGCGGCCACCGTCACGTTCGGCGACTCGACCAGGATTGAGTGGGGGTAGGTGTTGCCGTCGACGCGCACCACCACTGTGTTGAAGCTGAAGCCGGCGCCTGAGGCGGTGAAGCTGGCCTCGATGTAGGTGTTGGCGCCTGCGGTGCCGCCGATTTCAAAGCGGGCGTCGGTGCCGCTGTCGTAGGCGCCGGCGGGGAGGCTGGCGACCGTGAAGTCCGCGTAGCCGTTGGTGGCGCTCAGCTTCACCGCGTCCCAGGCGGCAATGGTGCTCTCGGCCGTGAGCCCTGAGGTGTTGTTGTGCAGCGAGACGCGCACCGCCTTGCCGGTGTAAGCCGCGGTCGCCACGCGCTCCAATTCCTTGGTGCTCAGCGTCGTGGTGAGGGCCATACCTACGGGTGTTTGCTCCTAGCTTGCCGGTAGCTCCGCGGTTGGCGGTGTGAAGTTGGCCGTGTATCGGGCGACGCCGCGGGTGATGCGCAGGTCGTCCATGCGTCCGTAGAAGAAGTCGGTGTAACTGGTGTCAGCGGAGTAGTTCTTGCTGAAGCCCACTGTGAGTTGGGGAGCGGTGTCCGCCATAGAGAGGACGCGGGAGGCGTAGTCGTGCGTTGTGGTGCTTGTGACCAGGTCGGTTTGGGCAACGCCGTTGACGTAGATGACACCGTTAGCGCCGTTGCGCACAACAGCGAGGTGATACCAAGTGCCTAAAGAGAAGCTGCTGAAGTCGATGAGCTGCCCGTCGAACTGAAGCGTGTTGGTGTTGTCCAGGTACTGGTAGAGAAATGCCAGGTAGGGGCCGTTACCCACATAGGTGCCCTCAAAAAAGGCGAAGTACCACGCCCCCTCGAAGGCGCTGCCGTAGCTGACGATGGTTTGGTAGCCGGCGCCACTCAGGCTGCTCATCCGCACCCACGTCTCAATCGTGAAGTTGTCGGCGCCCAACACAAAGGCGGGGTCGGCAGGGATCGTGAGGCCGCCGTAGGGCGTGGTCTGCTTGAACGCACCGGAGGCGCTGCCGTATTTCTTGGTGGTGGCGTCGGTGTAAGTGCTGCCCAGCACGTTGACCGTGCGGGCGTAACGGCTTTCGTCGGTAAAGACCGAGTAGTAGTTCTGGCCGTTCATGCGCAGCAGCGCCAGGACGTACTCGTATTCGGGGTCGATGCCGCCGCGGAGGCCCACGCGGATGCCGGGCCGCGCCGTCTGCAGGGCGCCGAAGGTGCTGGTGGAGCCTGTGCCTAGCGCTAGTCCTGGCGTTACGGTTTTGATTGTTGCCAGGTTGCTGAGTACGGCCGTGCCCAACTTGCAGCCGGGTGCGGCGTAACGCTGGGTGTCGGGGGACATGAAGGCGCCGAGGCGCAACCGCGGGGTTGCGGTGACTTCGACGGGCGCTAAGGAATAGGGGAGCACCTGCGAGGTGGCGCCTAGGCGTAGCCCGGTGGCTACATAGACCCGCTCGCTGTAGGGCGGGATGGGGGCGTCGGGGTCGATCTCGCCGCTATATGTGGGTTCGGGTGCTGGGGGGAACTCCGTGACGCCGGGGGCGACCGGAACCCATGGGGTGCCGCTGCCGCCGACCACGCCCATGTAGAGGCCGTCCGTGCTGCAGGCAACACCGTCGCTGCTAAATGCCCAGTTGGTGCCGTTGGCGCGGTACTGCACCGTGAAGCCGTTGGCGGTGAGGTACAGGGGGCTGTAGGGCTGGGCCGGCATCTTGCCCGGCGGCAGTTGCATGTTCAGGCCGTAGCGGCGGCCGTAGATCAGGCGCAGGAGAGCGCGGCCGTAGCGACGGGCGAAGGTGGAGCCCTGGCCGTTGATCACCTGGCCGTTGACGCCGTACACGTCGTCCGGGCTCAGCGGGAGGCTGGTGTCCAGCACGTTCTTGCTGCCGTTGCCCGACACCACCACCTCGAACTGCTCGGCGTTCTCAATGCGGCCCTGCTGGTCGGCGTTGGTGGTGGCTTCGCTGTCGCCCGTGGCGGTCGCTTCCGTCTTGGTGGCGCTGGAGAGTTGCTGTTTGGTGGGGCGGCGCGGGGGGTTGAGCAGCTGGCGGTCGCGGGTGACTTCCACCTGCATGTCCTCCAGCTTCATTTCCATCATCAGCGCTTGGATCTTGCTTTGCGTGCCCTCAAGCGTTCGGAATGCGCCGTTCTTCTTGAAGGTGGCGATGGCTTGTTGGCCGCTTTGCGTAATGGCGTTGTTTACCCAAGTCTCAACCTTGACGCGCTGCCCCAGGGGATCGGCGTAGGGGTTGTCTATGGGCTCTGCCACATAGGCTTGATTTTCAGAAACTCGTAACTGCCCTGTGGCATAGACATTTCTGACGGTGGTGATGACGCGCTGCACCAATACGTCAAAAGCATTCATAGGCAGCTGATCAATCGTCGTGCGACCTTCGCTTAGTCCGTAGTAGATATACTGGATGTCGAGCCGGCCGATGAAGGCGAAGTAAGGCTCGTAGGTCTCGACGATGGTTTTGACAACGTTGCCTTCTTCGTCGTACTCAAATGTTTCGACGGTGCGGCTGTAGCCGTCTAAGGTCAGGGGAGGTCGGCGGTTTTGTCCGTAGCCAAGGGGAATCTGGCCAATGGGGAAGATTGCGCCGGGGAGGTAGTACACCTGCAGCGTGCTCAGAACCTCCGAGCAGTAGTTGCCGTTGGCTTCAGCCAACATGCGTTTGGTTCGTGTTTCGCGTTTGATGACGCTGTTACTGAGATCAGGGCCGGTGCCTTCCTTCTCCCATTGGCACGTCTCTTGGTTGAACACCGGCTTGCTACCGCCAGCGTCTCCGTAAGTCGTGATCGTTTCGGACCACGGGATGAAGCGGGTGCTTGCGCTTTCTTCAGCGCCTGTGAACGGGTGCTTGTAGTAGATCGAGATCTCGGTGGGTTGACCGATGGTTTGCACCCGCTCCCAGTTGTCGTAAACCGGGGCGGGGTCCGCCTCAGGGTCGCCCTCGGCGCCAGGGTCTTCCGGGTCGACGGTGTCCTCTTCAATCGGCTTGAGGCGCAGCGAGTTGAAGCGCACCACGACGCGGCCGGGGATCAGCTCGCCCAAGCCGATGGGGGCGATGTCGATGACGTTGTCGCCGTCCAGCAGGGGGCCGGTGCCGCCGCCAGCACCCAAGCTGCGCGTCTGCAGCAGCCCCGCTGAGGTCATGAAGCCAACGAGGCTCTCAGTCTCCAGCAGTTGGCTGATGACGTTGACGTAGCCCGAGCTGTAGTTGAACTCGTCGACGAAGTAACGCGCCGAGAGCGCGGCGGAGCCGGCGATGCCGAGCCGGGCGCAGCACTCGGAGAAGATGGCTGAGGCGTTGAAAAAGCTGGGGATTGCTGGTTGGCCTGGTATGCCCGGGATGCCGGGGTACTGCGGGATTTCGGCGTCTGGGTATTTGCAGCTCAGCTCCTCGGGGGTGCGGATCGCCAGCTTCTCCTCAGGGTCTTCTGTTTCGGCGTCCTCGGGCAGGGGCTTGGCATCGCGCAGGTAGGTAAGCGTGCAGCCCAACGCGACTTGGGTGGTGTTGCGGAACGGGTCGGCGAAGCTGCTCAGCACCCGCAGCTGGCGCGGGATCTGCGTGGTGACGCCGTCGCGCTCGTAGCTGAAGGTCACCACCGTGCCCATCGCTGGGGTCAGCAGACCCTTGATGGTGCAGTCGCCGCTGATGAAGACCAGGCCGCCCTGGATGTAGCCGTCGCTGATGCTGCCCTCGATCAACTCGCCCAGGGAGCAGGTGACGTTGGCGCGAATGTCGATGGTCATCAGCGGGCTTGCGCGAGGGTGATTGACACCGTGTAGATGTCGCTGCGGATGCCGTTCACAATCACGGCCTCAGCACTGGCGCTCGGGGCGCCGATGGGGAACCACTCCCCAGCAGTGGGCGTGGTCTGGATTTCGTCCTCGTACCAGTCCTGGATGTCCGCCCAGCCGCTGGCGTTGGTGTCGCCCTCGATTTGGCGCAGGCGCGTGGCGGTCTGCGGGCCGGTGATGTAGGTCGTGCCGCCTGCCGTCAACGCCAAGTTCGGCGTGTCTTGGTATGTCTCGGGCGGGCGCAACAGCTGGAGCGTCGTGTTGCCGATGGTCCAGGTGCCGTAGTAGTAGCGCTGCTTGTCCAGCACACCGGCTTTCTGGGCGACTTGCAGCGCTTGGGCCGCGTCCACCAGCTCGACGCTTGCCTCGATGTAGGCGCCGACTTGGGTGCTGCTGGGCGCGGCGATGAACCAGCAGGGGACCGCGCTCCAGGTCACGCCGTTGGCGCTGGCGGTCAGGTTGATCGTGGTGCCGACGCTGTTGGCAATGACGCTGTCGGGGTCGCCGATGCGGGCGTCGCGCCAGGTGTTGTAGGTGCTCAGCAAGTTCGCCCACTGGGTGGGGGTGAGCAGGCCGGTGATCAGCCACTTGCGGGCGGTGAGGCCCTGGCGCGTGTTCGTCTCCTCGTAGCCGAAGGGCTGCGCGGTCAACGTCTTGCCGCTGTAGGTGTAGCTGCCGATGGTGATAATCATGAGCGTGAGTTGACGGCGCCGACAACGTCACCGCTGGCGCTGCCGCCGGGGACGTTCACGTTTACGGTCCAGTTCTTCTCGGCCAAGGCGGTCACCGCGTTGTAGACCTGTTCGTTTACATCCCTCAGGGCGGTGTTGATCGTGACAAGATCGTTCTGCGCTTTCACCAGCTGCTTGTTCAGGTCGTCGATGCCCTGGGCGCCGCGGATCTCTTGGCGGATGGACTCAATGAACTGCACCATCTGGGCGTTCTGCTCGGCCAGCGTTCCGCTGAACTCACGGCGGTTGACAGCGTTTGCAACAGTCGGGTCGGCGTTAGGGCCGAGGCTGTTGATGAACTCCTGCTTGGCGGCGCGGGTGGTGGCCTGCAGTTCAGCGTTGGCTTGCGCCTGACGGTTGTAGGCGGCTTGGCCAGGGATGAAGGCGTTGAGACCCTGGTTGCCGCCAACTAGCGACTGCTGCGCTAACACCGCGTCCTGCAGAGAATTGCGGATGTTTTTGACCGACTCTTCGGCGGCTTTGGCGCCTTCAATTAGATCTGCTCGAGCGGTGGCGGCGGCAAGCTCGGTCTGCTTGGCCGCTTCACGCACAGCATTTTGTAGGGCAGGGTCGCCGGGCCTGACACGCGCCTGCGCCTGGGCGTTTTGCTCTGCACGCTTGGCTGCTTCTAGCTGTGCAACGCTCTGAAGAGCGCTAATTCCGGCCCCGGTTAGTCCGCCCGCAGCACGAGTCTGCTGGATGTTGATCTGCTCTTGTAAGTCGGCGAGCCGGTTGGTAGCAGCAACGCGGTCGGCAAAATCCTGGCGCTGCAGTTCTTGGATCTTGCGAAGACCCTCAATCCGCACTTTGTTGTAGTTGTTCTCTGCTGCAGTGGCGCGGTTCGCGGCAGCGGCGCGGTCTTCTTTTGTGAGATTTGGATCGCGTTTTGCTCGCTCTGCTGCGCCTTTTGCTTGTTCGGACTGGCGCAGCGCCTCGCTGATCTTTTGCTGTTCCTCTTTGATCTGGCGCTGGGAGCCGTAAAGGCCCACCAGCTCCTTGGCATTCTTCAACTCGCGGGCGGAGGATTCGGCGGCGGCTTTGGCCTGTTCGCGGATCGCTTGGCGCTCAGCCTGGGCGCGTTCGCGGATGGCGTCGCCACGAGGGCCACTGCGCTGCTCGGGCGTCAGCGCAAGCAGATCCAGTCGCTCTTTCTTGTAGGAGCTGGTGAGCTTGATTGCGTCGACCAGAGTCTTGTTGCCTTGAGCATCAGCAGCAGTGAGCTGGAGCCCCAAGCGCAACAGGTCGGTGCGCAGAGTTCGGGCTTCGTTAAGTGCTCGGAGTTGCTTTTCCTGCTCCTTGGTGATGACGCCCTCGGCAGCGGCGCGGTCCAACACACGCTTGGCTGCTTCCTCCGAACGGGCGCCTCTGCCCTTGCCGAAAAGGCCAAAGGTCAGGTCGCCAAGGAGAGCGGCGCCTCGGTCCCGGGCAACAATGCGGCCCTCCTCTGCAAGCTGCTGGCGGACAAGCCGGGCGCCAACGTCGCGGCCGCGCTCTCGTGAGATCTGGTCGACTTGGCGGCGGAACGAGCCGAAGCCAATACCCTGGGGTTGGCCGCCAGAGCCGGTGCCGCCCGGTGCGCCACCTAGGGCGCGGTTCAAAATCTCAATGAACTTGGCGGCAGGGCCAGATAGGAACTCCGCAAGTCGGACGCTTAGCTGCGCGTAGCTGCGGGTGAGGCGGTCGGTTTGATCGGCAAGTTCCTTGGCGCTGGAAAGGTCGCCGTAGGTGCGCGAAAGGTCTTGCAGCGTCAACGCCGCGGCCTCAGCTTCGCGGCCGGTATCGATCAGTGCTTGGATCTGCTTCTCAGTCCCGCGGGTTGAAATCAGACCCGCTTCAGCGAGCGCGCTGAACTGCTTTACAGGGTCGCTCAGGGCATTGCCGAGTTGCTGGAGCTTTTGGATCGCAACGTCGAATTGCTGGCCAACGGCAGTGCCGACCAAGCTCAGGCCGAAGCCAAAGTTGCCGCCGGCGAGGCCGCCTGCTGCGCCACCCAAACCGCCGCCGATGCTGGCGCCAAGGCCCTGGCCAAACAGGAGCGGGAACGCACCGCCGATGACGGCGTTGCCGAGGGCGTCCTTGCGGCGCTGTGTGCGTTCCTTGGCCGCTTGCTCGGCGTCGCGGGCGGTCTTGCGCTCAGCCGCAGCGGTGCGCTTGGCGGCCTCGGCGGCTTGGCGTTGGGACTCAATGCGCGCTTCAGTTACACGGGCGAGGTCGTCATTGAGTTGGTCGCGAATTGTTTGGTTCGCGTCCTCGCGCTTTGCGACTTTCTCTTGGTTACGGCGGATGGACTTGGAGACCGGGTCAGAAGCGCTGAAATTGCTGGCGCTCGCCTCGCCGAATGATCCGAAAGCGTTGGTTCCTTGCTTGCTGCGGAGCTGGTCGAGCAGGGCGGCTTGCTCTTGCAGGCGTTGGGTGACCTGACGCAGGGCTTGGACGCGCTGGAGGTCTTGCTCCAGTAGCTGCTGCGATGGGCGAAGGGAGGCGTTGTACGCCCGTTCGTCGGCAGCGCTGCCGGCGCCGCGGGCGAGCATTGCGCCGTTGTCGTCGCGGATGCCGCCGGCGCGGGGGTTCTTGTCCGCGTAATACTGCTGGATGCCTTGGAGCTTCTCGGCGCGGCGGATTGCACGCTCCTCCGCTTGCTCCAGCTCGCGGTAGGTGCTGCTCGTGCCGCTCAGCGTGTTGTCGTATTCGCGCTGCGCACGCTGCAGTACACGCAACGTCTCGGCATAATCCGCAGACTCGTAGTTGAGGTTGCGCAGGCGCTGCTGCAACTCGCGGATGTTCTGCGCCTGACCCTCAAGGGTGATCGGGAGCTGGGGCAGCTGCGATTGGTCCAGTTGGCCAAGGGCGCCGCCAGGGCCGTAGGCCGCTTCACCAGCGCGAGCCGCCTGGCGGCCGGCCTTGAACTGGCGGATGCCCTCCAGCTCCTTGATGCGGGTGAGCGTCTGGAGGTATTTGTCGGAGTTGAGCTGGAGGCTAAGCGTCTCCTGCGAGAGCTTCTTGATCTGGGCGCTGAGGCCCGAGTAGCTGCCGCTTGGGAAGTCGTTGAGGAGTTGGTTGAGGGTGCGAACGCGGGTGGCGGCCGTGTCCGCCTGCGTGCTGATGTTCTTGAGGGCCTTGGTGGCGGTGTCGGCGCCTTTGACTGTCAGCTCAAGGGGCCGGGCGTCGAGCTTCTCAATCTCGGCGCGGAGCTTTTCAAGCCCTTTGCGCAGATCTTTGTCGTTGAGCTGTAGTACCAGTTCGGCTTGTCCTAGCTGCTCTGCCACTGGTACATCACCTCCGTGGAACTAGGTTGCCCCGGCGGAAACCTCGGGTATGGCTACCTCCGCCCTGTTCGCGCTCGTCAACGCCACCGTGGAGTTCCACGTAGCTGGGGCGGGGCTCGTGACGGATCCAGAGACGGGCAATGTGTCGCCCACAACTGAAGGGCTCACGTACAAGGCGTTTTTGAAGGCGGTGAACGTTGACCCCACCGTCTACCCCGGGGTGGATGTGAACGGCGTTGTCTACGAGGGGTATGTGGTGGACCCGCAGGCGCTGGATGCGAAGGTGCAGGTGGGGAGCACCGGGACGCTCACCTTTGGGGGCGCAGGGGCGGTGGAGTGTCGGGTGATTCGGGCGCGGATTGGCTACGGCGATCAGGGGGCGCTCGGGGCGCGGTTGAGTGAAGCGCTTGGCACCAAGATCACCCTGTTGAGCTTGGAATAATGCCGGTTCGCATTACGCGCTGGCGGGCGGATCGCATCCTCGCTAAGGGGCCGCGGATCCTTAATGAGTACGGGCCGGTGATCGGCTTTCAGCTGCAGCAAGAGATCAGTAAGGAGCAGTTTGACTGGCCGGTGCCGACGCTCAGAAAGAGCGGGCAGTTCGTGCCGCGGGGATTGCGTGACATCGTGGATGAAGGCACCCTGCTTAACTCGCAAACGCAACCTGAAGTGAGTGGAACAACCTTGCGGATTGCATGGGGGGCGCCCTACTCCAAAGCGGTTCTGGAGGGCGGGTATTTGGTGGGCACGGTGCGCAATTCATACATCGCACCAGCGCGGGATTGGATTACGCCGGCGCTCAGAGAGCGGCCGCTGTTGCCGTTTTTGGTGGAGCGGTGGCAGGCGCTGGCGGGCGGGCAGTAAAAAGCCCCGCTGGTGGGCGGGGCGCGGGTGCAAGGGGCGTCAGATCAAGCGCCGGCGACTTGGGCGGTCCAGTCGTAGGCGCCAAAACCGATCAGATCAAAATTAACCTTTGCAATGTTGCCCGCCTGAATATCTTCAGAGAACGAGCCCACCTGGGCAAGACCGGCGTGGATCTCAGGATCGTCGCCGGAGTCGTCGGTAACGGGGGTCTCGCGATACCAACGCACCAGAGTGCCGCTAGCAGCCTCCAGCGCAGCCTGTTTCAAGAGTTTGTACCCTTCATCCGTAACTGACAGATTCATACTGCAGGGGATGGTGTACGACTGGCCGGTGATCAGGTTTGCGGCGAAACCTTGCTCCGAGTCGTAGTCGATCACCTGAGTGCTGTCGCTCTGGGCTTGGATGCCAGTGTTGTCGAGCGAGTAGACACGAGTGAGGCCCGTGCTGGTGGTGGGCACAGTGCTGGCAGATGTGCCAAGACCGAGAAATAGGCGGTATCCCAAAGCCGCGAAAAACGCCCCGGTAGCCATTGCAATCCGTGTGGATGGTTGCCCTAAGTTGCCTCTCCTTGTTCCAACAGCTCCCAAGGTGTGGGGCGGGGGCAGATGTGGAGGTCGAAGCCCCGGATGTCGTGGTCCATCGGGCTGGTGGCAGTGAGCGCCAACTTCAGCTGCTCTTCGGTCATGCCCAGTTGCATCATCACGTCGCCGGGGGTGCAGCCGCGTTCCAGCATCTTGCGGGCCAGCTGGCCGTTGCGGCGGACCGCGCCGGGGGCCTTAAGCGTCCAGTTGTGGTCGCGGATGAAGTGCAATACGTCACCTTCGGCGAAGACCGTGAGCAGCGTGCTGAAGGTGCCTTTGGCGGGTTGCCACGCCCGGCAGCACTTGATAAACGCCTGGTCGATGCACGAGAACACGTCCTCCGCTGCGACGAAGGGGTATTTGCGGCAGAGCTTGCGGCCCATGAGGCGCAACAGGCCCTGGTGCTCGCGGTACATGCGCGCGACCTTGCGCTGCTCGTCGCAGGTGAGGGGCGTGGCGAGGTAGCCGGTGCGGGGGCGGCGCCGCGCTGGCTGCGGAGACTCGCAGTGGCCGGCAAACTGCGCCATGCGCCAGTCTACCTACCTAGTGCGGTAGCGGGTTAGCTGCGGGTGATGGCGATGGTTTGGCCGGGGGTGTTCAGGATTAGCTCGTTGAGCAACTGCTGGAGCTGGGGCAGTGCTTTGAGGGGGGTGACGGCGATCTGCTGGTCCGGCTTCCACTCGACTTCCATCACGTCGAGCTTCACGCGCTTCAGCCCGGCGTTCGGGATGCCGGGGATCAAAGGGGTGCTGCCGGCGACCTGGCCGGCGATCACCATGTCCTTCACCAGCGATTTGGCGAGCTCCCACGTCGCGGTCTTGATTTCTGCGGGGATTTCGTCGGCGGCGTAGGTCTTCTCGGTGGTCTTGAAGTCCTTGCGGGGCCAGGCCAACGCTTGGGTCGTGGTGCTGCGGGTGCCGACGAAACCGACGAGGTCAAGGTTGCGGGTGGCGGTGATCAACGCGCGGGTGCGCTGGTCGGTGCTAGCCGCGTACCACTCCACAGCGTCAATGTCGCCGTCCGCATAAGCCTGGGCTTCGGCGAGCGTGATGTAGCTGTTGGCGTCGGCCGCGCCAGGGGTGGCGATGATCGAGGCGGTCATGGCGCGCGTCGCGTTGCTATAGCTTTCCGGTGTCAGCCGCGGCCTTGGCGTCTGCCTCAACGGCAGCCACAAAATCAGGCTTCACCTCACTCCAAGTGGGATGTTCCACTGGGGCGGGTGCGGGAGTAGCGCGACGCTTGCGCTTGGGCTTCTCTTCCGCCACGGCAGGGGTGGCGGGGACTTCTGGGGCGGGGCAGGAAAGGGAGGCCGCCTTAGCAGCCTCCTCTTGCTTGCGCCGGGCCAGGTTGAACCCGGTTATTCCCATCAGTCGTTCAGGTAACCCTTGATGATGCCGACGTTCTTGTCCTCAAACACCTGCTCCCAGTTGGAGCCGGTGGCAAGAGCGGTGCGGTTGGGGTTGGCGCCGGTGCCCACGTACTTCACACCGATGGGGTGGAAGACGTTGTGCCAGTCGAAGCTGATGTAGCTGGCCTTGGCGAGGATGTCGCGGTCGGTCTCGCTGCGCAGTCCGGCTTGCTGGCCGCTGGCGATGGCGCCTGCGGTGAAGAACAGCACGTCGTTGGCGCCGAGGTCGTCGGACACCACTACGCGCATGTTCAGGTAGGTCGGCACACGCACGTCGCCGAAGGAGGCAACGCGGGAGCCGCCCACAGGCACAACGCCTTCGCCGCCGCCCAGCTCAGCAGCGGACACGTAGTCCAGTGCTTTGAGGGTGACAAGCTCGTAGTAGGCGCTGGAGTGGAGCGCCATCACCGAGAGCTTCTCGCCTTGGTCGCCCAGCTTGGCGCGGGCGCCGGAGACAAGGGCGGCGGTGGGGTATGCCTCGGCAGTGGCAACAGTCAGGCTGGAGAGCGCGGTGGCGAAAGCGCCGTTCACGCAGGCCAGCAGATCCTTCTGCTGCTCGTTGGCGATGTAAGCAGCGACCTTGTTGCCGATGGCGGCGAGTGGGTCACTGCCGGCGGCCATTGCAGCCAGATCGCGCGATCCCCAAGCGCGCCCTCTATGCAGCACAACAGCGCGCTGCTTGTCGGCAGTGATGTTGCCGGGGGTCAGCGAGCCGCTGTCGCTCAGCACTTCGGCGTCGCCGCTCAGGTTGGCGACCCAGTGGGGCAGCTCGACAAAATCGCCGCCCTCAGTGGCGTTGAGCTCAGCCATCGGCTGAACTACACCGCTGTTGATGAAGGTGTTGCGAAGAGTGGTCTGCTCTTCGATGTAGGGGTTCCAAATCTCTGGAACCAAAATGTCGGCGCGAACCGTTTCAGCCATGGTCGTAAGTCCCTAGGACAGTGCGGGGTTGGTTCTCAGCCGCGCTGGGCTTCGGCTTTTAGGCGCTCAAACAGGGCAGGGTCTTCGCGGAATAGACGCGATTGCTCCGTGAGGTTTCGCGTCTCGGGCCGGAAGGGGTTGGCCTTGCCGTAGCTGGAGCCGGTGCCGCTGAGGGTTGGGGTGGTGCCCATCCCCTTCGCGCCGCTGGGCGCAAAGTGGTGGTCCCATCCGCTCTCGGCGTCGCGGAGACGGGCGAGGTGGTCCGCTAACGGGATCTCCATGCCGCCCTCTAAAACCACCGGTGCGCCGTCAACCTCGCGGAGGTTGGGTTGCAGCAGGGACAGCATTTGATCGGGGCGGAGCGCTTTGGCTTCGCTGATCTGCTGGAGGGCTTTGGTGCGGAGCGTTTCCGTGCGGCGGGCTTGGCGCTCGGCGTCAAGCTCGTTCTCCAACTCGGTGATCCGGCGCTCCAAGGTTTTGTTGGTCTCCTTGGATTGCTCCCATAACTGGCGGTACTCGCCAGTTGACTCCAACTCTTTCTGTTCGCCCGTTTTGAGCTTGGCCGTGAGACCTCGTAACTGATCCTCAAGCTCTTGGACTTTGTTGTTGAGTTGGGCGTTCTTTTCGCCCGCTCGCAACTTGTCCTGCGTCACTAAGTCCAGTTTGGCTTTGAGACGCTGAAGTTCGGAATCGCTGGAGGTTTCAGTCGCGGGTGAGGGCGGCACTGCCGCACTCGCTTCCTCCACGGGAGGAACACCACTTACGTTTTCGGACACGCAATGGGCTGAGAGTACGAACTAAGTTGCCTACACAAAAGTGTTAGGGAGCTGGGGTCGGGATTGGCAGGATCCGGCACCGGCAGCGGGGGTGGACAGGGGGCACATAAGGGAAGCCGGTGAAGGTGGGGCTGGTGCGGCCGTCGAGGGGGCGGCAGATGGGGCACGTTTTGGGGTCGAGGATGGCGTGCCATCGCCAGCCGGCGCTTGCAAAGGCCGGGGCGCCCGTCGCCTCAAGCACAAAAGGGCGCGCGGTGAGGTACGCCTGGCGCTCAAAAACCGCGCGCTCCGCCTGGCCGCTCACCTCCCAGATCGCGTTGGCGATCAGGGCGGTGTCGCGGTTGCGCAGGGCGCTGTAAAGAGTGCCGCGGGAGTTGATGGGCTGGATGTAGCCCTGGCGCACACGCTCCGCGACCACCATGCGGGCGATCTCAATCGTGGGGTCGTCGCGCATCACCGCGCCGGTGAGCTTCGCGCGGATCGCACGCAGGTGCGCAGCGGTGAAGGGGCTGAGGCCGGTGCGGGGGTCCGGGGTGAACAGGGCCAGCAAGCTGCGCCCTCCGCTGCGCGCAGTGCGGAGCAGGGTGTCCCCGCGGCGGGGGCGGTAGTCGCGCAGCGTCATGTCGAGGCCCGCATACTCCGCGGCGCGGCGCGAGTGCTCCTCGTCGATGAACTCCAGGCGGGTGAGCAAAATGCCGCGGAACCGCTGCGCGTAGTCCTCAAGCTCCAGTGCTAACGGGGCGAGCAGGGAGTTGAGGATGAGCTGGCGGCCGATGCCACGGTCCGGGAGGCTGGCGATCAGCGATTGGCGGAACCGCCACAACAGCAGGATGAGCAGGGCGCGGGTGTCGTCCTCGACGCTCTTTTCGTCCCGGCGCAGGGCCGCCTCGCTGGCGTACAGGTACTCGTCTGGGGTCATGCGCTACGCCGTTAGGCGGGGTTGCGGCCCGGGCGCATGGGCGTCGGAAGCGTCTGGCTGTTCAGGGCTTCGCCTTGGCCCGCTTGCGCTTGGTTGGTGCGGTTCAGCGCGTCCGGGTTCATGGCGAGTGGGTCGAGGCCTAGGGCGGTGTTTTGCTCGTTGATGTAGTCGCGGGTGCGGGTGACTTCCTCGCCGATGTCCAGACCCGCCGGGAGCACTTCGCCTTGCTGGAGCACGTCCAGCAACGTCTCCTGGCTGATCGCGTTTTGCATGAACAGCTGGAGCATGGCGGTAATGGAGTTGCCGTCGAGGAGCTTGTTGTCGTAGTCCTGCTCGATCACGACCTTGGGCGGGGCGATGCCCACGTACTGGGCCGCGAGCTCCAACATTGAGGTCAGGGCGTTGGCGAGGTCGGCGCTGATCAGCGCCATGATCGAATCGCTGTCGATGCGATCCATCCGCTTGGCTTCGGCCGCAGCGTTCGTCGTGTTCTGGCGGGTGAGGGTGTTGACGCCCAGGCGCGAAATCTGCTCTTCAAGTGCTTCGAGGCACTTCAGTTGGCTGTCGAAGGCGTCGGTGGTGGGTTGGACGAACTCCGCGCCGCCGTCGACCGGCAGGAGCACAGCCGTGTTGACGCTGATGCCGATGGGGCTATCGGCGTCAGGATCGAAGCCGCGCATCGTCAAGATCGGCATGGCGCCAACGTGGACGCTGTGCATGTAGTCGCAGAAGCGCTGCGCATAGGCGATGCACAGGTAGGCGACTTCCAGCAGGGGTGGGCTGCTGGTGAGCGTGCCGAGGCGGTTGCCGTAAACCGTGACGAGAGGGATGCGGTCTAGGTCGGTGATGCCCTCCTCGTAGGGGGTCCAGTTGCTGGAGTCGTCGCGGCGCCAGATTGCGTAGCGGCCGGGCTCGAGGACGCGGACTTGCTCGACCTCCTTCTCGCCGAAGAGGCCGTCGCGCTCAATCGCAATCTCGTGGATGCGGACTTGCTCTAACTCGCCTTGGGGGTTGTTGACGCGGGTGCGCCAGCCGCGGATTGTCTTGGGGTGGACGTGGACGAGGTAGGGCGTGGCGCCGGATGCGCGTTGGTCGGCCAGCGTGCGGACTGGGGTGGGCGGATAGTCGACGATGGCGCTGCTGTGCCCGTACAACAACGCTGTTTCAAGCTGTTGGCGGGCGAAGCTGTTGAGCGTGGTGCCGTCGCCGCAGACGTTGTTGGCCCACTCCTCCCAGTACGGGTCGCCCTGGAGTTGGACGCCCTTGCGCAGGATCAGACCGGCGGCTTGGCTCGCGAGGCGCTGTAGGAATGGGGGGAGGACTGCGTGGTAGATGCGGCGCTGGTACGCCTCGTCGTTCTCACGGGGCTCCTGCGGAATGATGCGGCGCGATTCGGCGCGGAGGGCGCGGGTGCCGCCCATGCACACGTTGATCGGATCCCACTTCGGGAGCATCTCCAAGACGGGGGCGCTCAGGATTGTGGGGTCGTCGCTGGGGGAGTCGACAAATACTTTCGCGCGGCGCTTGCGGTCGTAGGGCGTCGTGAAGTCGAAGCCGTTGTAGCTGCTGTTGTTGACCGCCACGCGCTACGCAATACACAGGTGCTCTAACGAGGTTTCCGCTGGCTGCGCCAGAAAACAGCCGCGCACCGGCGCAGATAACAGCCAGCGCAAGGGCGCATGGGCGCTTATTTGAATTGGAAGTTGCTGCCGCCTGTTTGGTATCTGCGGAGGCCGGCGAGGCTGTAGATCACGTAGCCCATGGCGTCGACTGGGCCGGATTTGTCGTCGAGGCCGGTGCCCGATTTGTCTGGGGTGCCTTTTTGGTTGTAGGTCTGCGTTTCGAGGGCGCGGATGAGGTACTTGCAGCTGGGGTGGACGCGCAGGCGGTTGTGGAGGAGCAGCATTTGGACGGCGTTGACGCGGTCTTCCACGAGGGGGTTGGCGTTTTGCACCTTGATGCGGAGGCCGTGGCGCTTGAGGATGGCGAGGTCGCTCTCGCTGGCGTTGGTCGTGGTGCGGTGTTTGCTAGCCGCGTCGGGTACGACCGTGAGGAGGCCCCGGTCGATGTGGTCGCCGTACTGTTCTTTGAGGCGGGTGGCGATGGTGGGGGTGTCCTTGACGTGGAACTCCGTCACGAAGTGGTACACGTCTCCGCGACGGATGCAGATTTCAATGAAGCAGGTGCCGACGTTGAAGTCGCAGCCTGCGTAGATCATGTCGTCGGGGCGGATTTCTTCGTCGCTCCAATGCACGTCGCGGTCGAAGTAGCTGTAGACCGTTGTTTTGTCGAGGGCTGTGAATTGGCCTTGGAGGTAGGCGGCGAGGAGCTGGGGTGGGTAGTTGGCATAAAGGGAGTCGACGAAGCCTGGGGGGAGGTGGGGGTTGTCGAGCGTCTTGGCGCGGATGAGGTGGCGGTCGGGGCCGGCCTTCTGGTCGAAGGTGTTCCACATGAAGCCGTAGCCCTCGGGCGTGGAGGCCAAGGCGAACTGGGGGTTGGTGCCGCCGCGCAAACGCGCAAGGATCATTTCGGCGCCCTTTTGCGCGAGCTCGAACTTGCTGGTGTCGATTTCGTCGGCAAGGGCGAAGGCGAGGTTCGTGCCCCGGATGCGATTAACGGCTTCAAGCGTCCGGCACAGGATCGTGCACTGGCCGTGGGGCAG